AATCTTGTCCGCCTGGTCCGTCGACAAAATACCTCAACTTTCTAATTTGCCCGTACATCATAGTACTCATCGGATCTTCCGCCTGGGCTTGATAAGGAGGTGCGCCTTCAGGCAATAAAAACTTTACATCTGGATGAAAGGTATACCATAGTAGGTTTTCCAAATGATGATTTTGGTTCTGTTTGAGTAATTCTCCTCTTTCTTTTTGTGACTTAGCACCGTCAATTCGAGTCAACAATTCTAATAGCGTCATAATCAAAACTCCTGTATGGAATTAGTTAATTCTTTAAGCCTATGCTTAATGAAGTAATTCAACATTCTATCACGGCCAGTATATTGTTCACTCTCGTACCGTGTTTTTATATTTATCTGAATTGATTCTGGGATACGCGCTAGATCAATGAGAGTTTCATTTCTTTTATAGTTACGCAATACCTCACCTTCGAATAATTCTTCTGGGTTTCCATTAATCCAAGATTCTAATTTCTTCTTAGATAATGGTTTTTGACGTAATCCTTCTACTAATACATCATCTCTCGATAAGATATTAGGTACACCATCACTTCTATCACCTTTAAGAATAAGAGCTCTAAGCTGATGCTCAGGTTTATTATCCTTTAGAAACTTCTTAGTCAAAGGTGACCATTGATGAATATTTTTATATTTTTGCAACTGTACAAAGTCTTTATCAGAAGAAACAATAAGAATAGGTTCAGAGTTATAATTTTTACAGATAACACCTATAATATCATCAGCTTCACAGCCATCTAAAGTAACTACCTTATAAGGTAAGTTTTCTTCAATCTCTATTCTGATATTCTCAATAACATCAAATAAAGATTTCCAATCAATATTTTGTTTATTCTCTTCTCTAGCTTTTTTACGATTAGCTTTATAGAGAGGAAAGAAGTCACGTCTCCAATTATTCTTATTATCGCAACAAAATACCATATCATTGCCAAACTTTTCACAAAAACGATTACGTATCATTTTGATATTATTCAATACCATATGACGTACCATATCGTTTTCTTTACCAGGTTCAAATTGCTTTTGAAACATCATAAAGTTAGCAATTATCATCTGGTTATAATCAATAAGTATCATTTTCGTTTTTTCTTCTTTTTGTTTTTATTCATTCTGTAATAAGTCATCTTTACAGGTTTTTTACTTTCTTTTCTTACAGTTTCAACATTATCACACTCTTCAATAAGGTTATCATAAAACTTAATTAAGCGATTCTTAATAACACCACTTAAATGACTATAAGCTTCTTTGAGTTCAGGGTCTCCATCCTTAGCTAATCTAATTTCCTCAGATTGATTAATCAATTCAACTTTAAGATGTTTTGCTACAGGCTTACTAACATTATTTTGCTTAATGAATGTCTTAAAGTTAAATTTATCTTTGAATTTAGATTCAATTTGTGCTTCTACTACATCTTCAACATCATAAGCTAGTTTCTTAGCTAGCTCTTTCATTCTCTGTTGAATATTAGGTTTAGGTTTATCAGGTTGATTCTCTTCTTGTAATTCTTTTCTACTTTGAGCTATTCGTTCAATTACTTTGAGCTTATCAATAAAGAGATTTTCTAATTTTATAGGGCAATCTTCAAGACCTCTAGATTTCATCCTAGCAATATAACCTACATGAACTCCTACTTCAGGAATATCAATAGGCTTAATCTTTTTAGGGTTATTAGTCTTTACTTTATTCTTTTTATAATAATCAATTACAAATTGCATAGATTCCTTAAAGTCATAGAATCTATAATACCATCTAAATGCTTCATGCATTTTTTGTTCTATCGCATCTTCGTCTAAACCTATCCAATCCTTAGGATCAGGTTCATCACCCATATGCTTAGCTTCAAGAGATCTTTTTTGAAATGCCATTAACTTGCCTCTGGTCCATCATTTTGAGTTTGTCTTACTATTTTATCGAATACATCGAAGGCTACAGGTTCCCATAAATCTTCTTCACCAAAATTAAATACTAAAACTTTACCGTCGTGAGCTTGAGCCATAACTAATTGCTCACCCCCGAACAGGCTAGGTATACTATGAGATATAACATGAATCCACAAGGGTAGTTCTTTATTCTTATAGAAGCTATCTATCTGTAAGGGGAAATGAGTTTCTGAAGTAGCTTTTTTTAGGTCTTTCTCTTTTTTATACTCTTGTAAGTCTATTACTTTCATATCTAATTTTTATTTCGCACATTACATAATGAAGAACTATCGACATTATGCCTTCGCATGTTTCCATATGGTTACAATTTATATGTATACAATTATGGAGTTTCGACTTAACAGTACCACCATCATAACCTAAAATACCAAAAGTATTGATCCCGTTATCCTTAGCATAGTCAACGGCTTTTACGATATTCGGAGAGTTACCACTGCCACTTATAACTAATAAAGTATCACCAATATTTCCATGAACTACTAACTGATTTACAAAGATGTCATCATAAGTAGAATCGTTAGATGTAGCAGTAATGAAACCGATGTCGTTACAAAGAGATATAGCCCTAATCCTAGGTTTTGAAAGTCCATTTTCAATGACTCCCTTTGATAAATCTTGAGCAAAATGGCTAGCGTTTAATGCACTACCTCCATTGCCCGCGATGAAATAGTTTTTTTGACTCTCAAAAGCATACCAAATTCCTTCAATCATATCATCTATACTTTTTTCATCAATAGTAGATAATATATTATGTACCTCTGAGACTTGTTTGTTCCAATTATTTTTCATTATTAAATATGATTCTCGATCCTTGGTTATCAAATTTTACTCTAAAAGTATCCAAATCAGGATAAGCTGAAATAATACCTTTAGGGTTATCACTAATAAAAAGTAGATACCCACCACCTCCAGCACCACAAATTTTATATCCTATAACGTCATGTACGCTTCTTTGTACAAGACTCAGTATATTATCATTTATGATGTTTCGAGCTAATTCTTGTTTTACTCTCATACTATTAAGAACCGTAAAACCAAAATCTTCAAACCTTTTAGCATTAATATGTCTAAGACCTTCATCCACATATTCTGCCATTCTATCATATTTTTGCACCTTCCGTTGAGTATTCTTTCTCTGATCTGTAAGTATATCAGATGACTTTCTATGTATTCCTGTATTAACTAATACGAGCATTCGCTCTAATTCTTCATCTACCTCCAACGGCTTTACCACTACCTTACCTTTTTTCCTAAAGGAAATAAGGTTAAACCCCCCGTAACTAACAGCAAATTGATCTTGTTTACCGATTGGTTTATTTAATGTTTCCATTTCAATACGACATGCTAGATTAGCAATATCGTTATGATTGAGATCTGCCTTAACTAAAGTACTTACAGCATGAATCAATCCGACAAGTATACTTGATGAAGAAGCCAATCCAGAACCCTCAGAAGGTATATCTGCTAACGTAGTAACCTCTAAACCAAAGTCAATATTAAAATGCTTTAATACTTCTCGGATATATTCGTGCTGTATTTCATCAATGCTGTTACAAATCTCTTTTTTAGAATAATTACATACCCATTGTTTACGAAACAGCTTATTAACTACTACGTAAGTATACTTGTCAATAGCTGTGCTAATTACTCTACCCGGTTTACCTGCATTCTCATAATACTCAGGTAAATCAGTGCCTCCTCCAAGGAAGCTAATTCTTAATGGTGTCTGACAAACTAACAATTCTTTCCTTCAACTCAGAGGAGCTATAATGATGCTTTCGTTTACAATAATGTATATGAATTTTGCGTTCAATACATATATTATACCCGGTTATTGTAGGAATTGCAAGCATATATTCCTCTCCTAAAAAACGAACATCTAGAGGTAATGTAAGCAATATATCTTTAATTTCATCTTCAGAACTGTAAGGTATTATTTCGTCTACATATTTACAACCTTTTAGTTGAACATATCTTTCATACACAGATTGTACGAGATCTTCCTTATGAGCTGGATTAGTATGTAATCCAGCTATCAGATAATCACATTTCTCTTTACATTCTTCTAACATTGTAATATGACCTGCATGTAGAAGATCAAAGCAGGAAAAGACTATACCTTTAATCAATTAAGTCGCTCCATTTTTTAAGTTTTTCTCTTTTAGCTTCAATACCCTTATTTGTTGCTTCATGATCTAATAATTCAAATTTATACATCAAATCCATCATGCATCTAACATCAGCAACTTCTTGCTGTAACTTTACTAGATTTTTTTCAGAAATAAATCCTAACTGTGATCGCGATCTTAAAACCTTACTACATACCTGAGCTAATTCACCGCACTCCTCCATCGTTATCACCATCAGCTGTGTCAACTGATCCATCTTCTGTTTCGTCGGATGTGAGTTCATCTTCAATCTCCATTAGTTCAAACATTTCAATCCATTTAGGAGCTCTATACTCCCAACTGTAATAAGTATCAGCATGCTTCTTTGCATGATCGATAGTAAATTGTGTTTCTTCACTCCAATAATCATCCATTAACTTATCTAACTCATCTGCAAATCTATAGCAATGTTCAATTTCATCTCTTACATAAGGATACATAAATGCATGATCAGAACAAGTCTCAGGAAGTGCACCTAAATTATTAGTTAGCATTGCAGTTCTGGATGACATTGCTTCCATAGCAGTTCTACAAGAAGTTTCTTCCCAAACGCAAGGATATGTCCAAATATGCATATCTTTCCATTCTTCTCTAAGAGGTCTTCCTATAACAGAAGGATACAAAGTCATATTTTCATTCTCTTCAATATGATCAAATAGTTCTTTGTAGGGCTGATCATTTTCTTTCCAACCATATACACCATAAGAAGAATATACATGCAAATGCCAATCATTTCTTTCTAATTGATTCAAAGCATTACATAATACATGTAATCCTCTTTGAGGTGTAGAACAGTACATTAAGTTAAACTTAGTATTTTTAGGCTTCTCGTAATGATCATGAGGAAAGATGGCTGTCTTCATTACTTCGCATTTCTCAGTAGGTACATTATACGCAGAAACAAAAGTCATCATTTGCCAATGACTACTAAAAATAAGTTTTTCAAATTTTTCATGACCATCTTTAGTAGATAAAAGTTTATGACAAGGATCTGCTGATAAATCATGAAACCACCATAATTTAGGAAGCAAAGAATTTACATCGTCATCATATAATCTTGATATAACCCATCTCCAGTCTTCTTTATATTTTTGTGGAAGATGTGACCATAATTCTAAAGTGGTTAGTTCAGTTCCACCAAAAGAATTTTTAGCAAGATTACCTTCTCTTCTTTGCGGAATAGTTTCGTCTTTATAGATGTCTAAATTCATGTCGTCACCGTAAATGATATTGGAACGTTTAAAATATGATTTATTAATTCTTTATGGAACTCTACATTAGCTTCTCTACATTCTTCTAATGCACTTTTATATTGTTTTTGCTCTCTATCTAATGCATTAAGCCAATCAGGAGCTGGGCATAAAAGTGGTTTATGCTTTAATCCGTAAAATTTAGAAGACCAAGGAAAAGCAACTACTACTTTACCTAATAATGTTGCCCAATAAGCTCCGTGATATGAATTAGTGCATATAACATCTGCACTACCTAAAAATTCTATTACTTCTTCAAAAGTCTGTTTATTATCATTCCACATATGAGGATAATCCCAAGTTTGTTTAGGCATCATATGTATTAATCCCATAGGTAACTGTTTATGTGTAAAGAACGCTACATCATGCTTTACTTCATACTCTTTATCAAATGCTTCATGCATACAACTTGCACAGGGTACCCATCTTGACCAAGGA